CTATTTGATTTACCAACAATACATTAGGAGGGAACATGGAACTATTTATACATGAAGCTAAACACTACTGGAGAGATCACAAAAGAGTGGTTATAGGTGTTGCAGTTGTAATAGTAATATTAGCAATTTTATAATGCACGTTAAAATACCCTATACCCCAAGACCCTTACAGGCAAAACTGCATAAGGAATTAGATCAATATAGGTTTGCGGTATTATCATGCCATCGTAGGTTTGGCAAAAGCGTGGCAATTATTAATCATTTAATAAAAGCGGCACTTACAAACAAACTTAAAAACCCCAGGTTTGCATATATAGCACCTACTTATAAGCAAGCTAAAAGTATTGCTTGGGATTATATGAAGATGTTTGCGGGAGATATACCAGGGGTTAGGTTTCACGAAACGGAACTCAGATGCGATTTGCCGAATGGCAGCAGAATAACCTTGTTATCTTCTGAACAGCCAGATTCACTAAGGGGATTATTCCTTGACGGAGTTTGTATAGATGAGGTAGCGCAAATAGATCCTAGGTTATGGAATGAGATTATTAGACCAGCGTTATCTGATAGAAAGGGGTTTTGTTATTTTATAGGAACCCCAGCGGGTATGAGTAATATTTTTTATGAATTATACCAGCACGCTTTATCAGATGATAAATGGTTAGCTTATACGGCTAAAGCAAGTGAAACAAAAATTATCGACCAGGAAGAGCTAGATGCAGCAAAAGCTCAAATGGGAGATGCAAAGTATAAACAAGAATTTGAGTGCGATTGGATTGCAAATATTGAAGGTGCAATCTATGGCGACATTATTAAAAATTTAGAAGAGAAAAAACATTTAACCAGAGTAGGTTACGATCCAGCGTTGACAGTAAACACCGCATGGGATATTGGCGTAGATGACAGCACAGCTATTATTTTTTTTCAACAATTAGGAAATCAAATAATGGTAATTGATTATTATGAAAATAATCGAGAAGGGTTGCCACATTACGTTCAGATGATAAAAGATAAAGATTATGTTTATGGAGATCATTTTGCACCCCATGACATAGAAGTTACCGAATTTTCCTCTGGTAAAACCAGAAGGGAAGTTGCTTACCAGCTTGGAGTAAGGTTTAAAATCTTACCTAAGATACCTTTAGAAGATGGTATCCACAGTTTAAAAATGGTTCTGCCGAAATGCTGGTTTGATATAGAAAGTACAAAACCATTAATTAATGCTTTACGACATCATCATCGTAAGTATAACGAAAAGATGAAGATGTTTAGTAATAAACCAGTTAAGGATTGGTCTAGTCATGCAGCGGATTCCGCAAGATACATGGCTTTAGCAATAACCGAACTACCAAGACAAAAAGTTGCAGCGCAGAAAACTGCTGTTAATGATTATACAATACACGGAGAAATATAATATGAGTTTTTTAATGCCAAAAATGCCACCGATGCCAGCAATACCCGCACCGCAACCATTACCAACACCACCTTCTTACGAAGATGCAGATAGAAAAGCAGCTGTAGCGGAAAAAGAAAGAAAAATTAGAGCTGCGAGAACAGGAAGAGCATCTACTATTTTAACGACAGCATCTGGATTAGAAGATGATGAAACATCAACAAAGAAAACTTTATTAGGAGAATAGTATGGGAGGATTTATATCAAGACCAAAACCACCATCACCGCCACCAGTTTATACACCACCTCCAACTAAAGCTGAAGTATCACAAGTACAAGCAACGGATGCAAGTGGAATGTTAAGAGGTAAAGGTAGATCATCGACAATATTAACTGGCGCAAAAGGTTTAGGCGACAACGCATTATCAACAACTAAAAAATCATTACTCGGAGGATAGATGGCAATAGAACCAAAAGCAAAAATGGTTATTGAGAGATATAAAACTCTCAAAGCACAAAGGGTTACTTGGGAAGATCATTGGCAAGATATTGCTGATTATTTTTTACCAAGAAAAGCAAACATAACTATCAAACATACTAAAGGCGACAAACGCCACGACCAAATTTATGATGGAACTGCTACACACGCATTAGAATTGTTGTCTGCGTCTCTTAATGGAATGCTAACCAATACAATTTCGCCTTGGTTCGTTTTAAAATTTAGAAACGAAATGGTTAATAATAATGATGAAGCGGTTGAATGGTTAGAAAGTTGCGCAAAAATTATGCAGCAAGTCTTTGCTAGATCAAATTTCCAACAAGAAATATTTGAATTATACCACGAACTATTAGCGTTTGGTACATCTGCTATGTTTATTACAGATGATGTTAAAGATGATCTTAGATTTAAAACTATTCATATATCAGAAATATTTATTACAGAAGATGATAAAGGTTTAGTTGATAGTTTAACTAGAAGATTTCATCTTAAAAATAAAAACATACCTTTAATGTATCCAGATGCAGATTTACCAAGATCTATATTAACAGATATTGATAAAGCACCATACGATGAAGCAGTTATATTACACTCAGTTTATCCAAGCGATACTCCAATGGGATATGACAATAGTAAAAATATGGATTATCAATCTTGTCATGTTCACGAAAAAACAGGAACATTGTTAAGAGAAAGTGGATTTAAAGAATTTCCTTATGTAGTACCACGTTATTTAAAATCTTCTTCAAACGAAATTTACGGCAGATCACCAGCAATGAATGCTTTACCAGATACTAAAATGTTAAACACAATGTCTAAAGTATCTATTAAAGCTGCACAAAAACAAATTGATCCACCTTTAATGGTTCCGGATGATGGTTTTATTTTACCAATTAGAACTGTTCCTGGTGGTTTAAATTTCTACAGAGCTGGAACTAGAGAAAGAATTGAACCATTAAATATAGGATCTAATAATCCTATTGGTATTCAAATGGAAGAGCAAAGAAGAAAAGCAGTTAGAGAAAACTTTTTTGTCGATCAATTAATGACAGTACAGGGTCAAAACATGACAGCAACAGAAGTTATGCAGAGAACTGAAGAGAAAATGAGATTGTTGGGTCCAGTATTAGGAAGATTACAATCAGAATTATTACAACCATTAATTACTAGATCATTTAATTTATTATTAAAAAATAATAAACTTCCAGCAATACCAGAAGAAATTGGCGATCAAGATGTAGAAATAGAATATGTATCTCCATTAGCTAAAGCTCAAAAAACAAATGAGTTATCTTCTATTATGAGAGGTATAGAAATATTTGGTTCAATGCAAAACATTGCACCAGTATTCGATCATTTAGATACAGATGGTTTAGTAAATCATATTAAAGATGTTTTAGGTTTACCAGCTAAAATTATGAGATCAAAAGCAGAGGTACAATCTATTAGAGAACAAAAACAACAAGCCGAGATGCAGCAAATGCAATTACAACAAGCACAACAAGTAGCTGACACAGCGGGTAAAATTGCACCAGCTCTAAAGGTGGCTAATGAATAAAGATGATCTTAAACAATTAAATATTGCTTACAAACAAGTTTTTGAATCTGACAATGGTAAAAAAGTATTGGAAGATTTAGAAAAAAGATGTGGTTTTCATACAACTACTCACATTAAAGGAGATAGCCATGAAAGCGCATTTTTAGAAGGAACAAGATCAGTAATCTTGTTTATTAAAAATATGCTCAACAAAAAACCAATGGAGGATAAATGAGTAGTGAAACAAACCAGGTAGCAACGGAACCAACAAATACGTTGTCTGCGGAAACACCAGTAACACAAGTTACACCAGAAACAGTAAGTACAGATTGGAAAGCCAATTTGTCGGAAGAAATAAGATCAGATAAATCTTTAGAAAATATTAAAGATGTAGAAGGTTTAGCAAAGTCTTATGTCCATGCGCAAAAATTAGTAGGAGCTGATAAAATTCCTGTTCCTAATAAATACGCAACAGAAAAAGATTGGGATGCAGTTTACGAAAAACTAGGCAGACCCACAACTCCTGGAGATTATAAATATGATTTACCAGAAGATCAAAAAATAGATCAAGATGCTTTAAAAAATTTTTCAGACCAAGCACATAAACTAGGATTACTTCCTGGACAAGCAAATGGTATGGTTAAATTTTATAATGAAATGACAAATAGTGCTATGCAAGAAGCAGATACAAAAGCTGTAGCTGCTAGAGAAGCTAGTACAACCGAACTTAAAAAGAAATGGGGTCAAGCATTCGATCAAAAAATTAATCAAGCAGCAACTTTAGCAAAATCAGTTGGTGCTAGTGAGCTTTTTAATACTAATTTAGCAGATGGAACTAAACTTGGAGATCATCCAGTTATGATTAAAGCATTTGCAGAATTAGCAAATAAAATGGGAGAGGATAGTATAGTTCAAGCATCTGGACCAGCTTATCAAACCCCAGCTCAAATTGATAAACAAATTGGAGAATTGACACAAGCTGGATCTGCGTATTGGGATAAAAGACATCCTAATCACGGAGCAGCCGTTGAAGAAGTTTTGGCTTTACGAGAAAAGAAAAATACCGTATAGCTAAAAATATTAGGATAATCGCAAGACCCTAGTTGACGTTAGGAAAGACTAGCATCTAAAAGATGTAAAAACCAGGTTTCGACCCGCAAGGATAATCAGCCGATTACATTAACAACAACCAAAGAAAAAGGAGAATAGTATGTCTATTCAAATTACTACTTCTTTCGTTGAGCAGTATAGTTCAAATGTATCTATGCTTTCTCAACAAATGGGAAGTAAACTTAGAGGTTCTGTTGATGTGGAAACTATTAATGGTAAAAACGCTTTCTTCGATCAAGTCGGAGTTACAGCTGCTCAAATAAGAACGAGCAGACATGGCGATACACCACAAATAGATACGCCTCACAGCAGAAGAAGATTGAGCTTGGCTGATTACGAGTGGGCTGACTTAGTTGACGATGTCGACAAAGTTAGAATGCTTGTGGATCCTACAAGTTCATACGCAAGAGCAGCGGCAGCAGCTATGAACAGAAGTATTGACGATGTTATTATTACATCAATGAATGCTTCTGCATCAACTGGTGTAGCTGGTGGTTCATCTACAGCTTTACCTTCAAGTCAAAAAACAGCAACTTCAGATCAATCAGATGGTTTGACTATTGCTAAACTTTTGGCTGCGAAGAAAATCTTAGATGATAATGACGTTGATCCTTCATTAAAAAGGTTCATCGTTTGCGGACCACAACAGGTATCAGATCTGTTAGGTACTACGCAAGTAACTTCAAGTGATTTCAATACTGTAAAAGCATTGGCACAAGGAGATATTTCTAGTTACTTAGGATTTGAGTTTATAATGTCAACAAGACTGAACAAGGATGCAACTAATACTACTGACAGATTAGTTTTTGCTTATACTGAAGATGCCATCAAACTTGGCATGGGAAAAGATATATCTGCAAAAATCTCTGAAAGAGCTGACAAGTCTTACTCAACACAAGTGTACTATTGTATGTCACTAGGTGCTGTAAGAATGGAAGAGAAAAAAGTTGTTCAAATCCCTTGTCATGAAGCATAATAGGAGAAATATAACATGGCTGTAACAACACAAAAAAGTACAGAGTATACTAACGCAACAGCAACTCCTATCGTCAAAGCTGATACAACTGGAGATAAAGGTAAATTAAGAACTTTAGCTTTTACTCACGATCAGGATGGCGCAGGGGATGCTAACTCAACTGTAACTCTTGGCAAATTGCCAGCGGGTAAAGTTAAAATCATAGGTGGTCTATCAAGATTCTATTGTAACTGGGTAACTAGTTCACAAACAATGGATATTGGATGGGAAGCATATACTGATCTTAACGGAGACACAGTTGCTGCTGATGTCGATGGAATGGTAGATGGTTTAGACGTAGATTCTGTTGGATACTTCTCAATGGAAGGTAATACTGCTGCAACTAGATTGCTTGGTGGTAACCATACATTTGAAAGTCAAGGCGGAGTTGTCATCAAAGCTTTAGCAATAGGTGCTTTAGTAGATGGTGATGATCTATCTGGTGTAATAACTTACATCGTAGACTAACATAAAAGAATTTTAGGCGGGGAAAGCGAGAGTGGAACCCGCCTAGGATGCAATGACAAAAAAAATAGATAAACCAAAACTTATCTTACACTTTAAAAGTGGTAATTATATTTATAGATATGTTTTAGTTGATCGATTTAAGAACGACAATAAAAACCATTATGGTTTTGATACGAAACAAGAATTAACAGAAGCAGAAATATTTGCTTTGGTTAAACCAAGAAAGTTAAGAAGAAAATATATAATTAAAAAGGAATAACATGGCTAACAAAAAAAACTCATTAGTAGCAAACATTAACAAAAGACGTAGAGCTGGAACTTCAAGACCAAAATCAAAATCAACAGTTTCTAAAAAAGCATATACTGCTATGAAAAAAGGATGGAAATAGATGGCATCTGTGGTTCAGATATGTAATAGTGCGTTAAACCAATTAGGAGCAAGTTCAATAACAGCTCTTACTGAAAATTCTAAAAATGCAAGAATATGCAACGAAAGATACGAAACAATTAGAGATGCAGTTTATCGTTCACATCCTTGGAACTGTTTAGTTAAAAGAGTTCAATTAGCACAAGATAGTGATACTCCAGCTTGGGGTTTTACTTATCAATATACTTTACCATCAGATTGTTTGCGTGTTTTACAAATTAAAGATTACAATTCAGATTATAAAGTTGAAGGTAGAAAATTATTAATAGACGAAAGCGAAGTCTATCTAATTTATTTAGCCATTGAGACAGACGTTAATCAATTAGATATTTTGTTAAGAGAAACTATATCGGCTGCATTAGCACAAGATATATCTTACGCCATAACATCTAATTTACAAGTTGCAAAACTTATGGCAGAAAAATACCAAGCAAAATTATCTGAAGCAAGACATACAGACGCAAGCGAAGGATATAATACAGATCCTAATCTTGCACCAACAGATCAAATAATAACAGAAGATTTTATAAACAGTAGATACTAAATATGCCTAAACAACTTTTAAGCATACCTAGTTTTACAGCTGGGGAGCTTTCATCATCTATGGAGGGTCGTACTGACTTCGCCAAATACTTTAACGGAGCTAGTAATATTGAAAATTTTGTTGTATTACCACATGGTCCAGTAACAAGACGACCAGGTACTTATTTTGTATCTGAAGTTAAAACGTCTGCTAATTCAACAAGATTAATTCCATTTACATTTTCAACTGAACAAACTTACGTTTTAGAATTTGGTAATAATTATATTAGATTTTTTAAAGATGATGGACAAATAACAGAAGGTGATAAAACTATTACTGCAATTACTGCTGCTAACCCAGCTGTTGTTACCTCTAGTTCACATGGTTATTCTAATGGGGATTTTGTAAATATTTCTGGTGTTGTTGGTATGACAGAAGTAAATGGCACAACTTTTAAAGTAGCAGATAAAACTACTAACACTTTTGAATTACAAAATGTTGATGGTACAGATATTAACTCATCTTCTTTTACAGCTTACTCATCTGGTGGTATCGCTAACAAAATTTTTCAAATAACAACTGAATATACTACTGCACAACTATTTGATATTAAATTTGCGCAATCGGCAGATGTCATGTACCTATGCCACAATTCTCACGTAGTTATGAAACTTTCGAGAACGGGGCATACGTCTTGGAGTTTAGATGAAGTAGATTTTGGAAC